TATATTTGGTGGAAGTGGTAGCACATTAATAGCCTGTGAACAAACAAATAGGAAGTGTTATATGATGGAATTAGATGAAAAATATTGTAGTGTAATCATAGAAAGATTTATTAACTTGGTTGGAGACAAAGAAGTATATAAAATAAAAGAAGATGGTACAAAAGAGCACATTTCAAAAAGGTAGAATTCCTTGGAATAAGGGTTTAAATGGATGGAATAAAGGACATAATGTTAGTTTGGAAACAAGAATGAAAATATCGAAAGCAAACACAAAGCTAAATCCAAAATCAACTATAAATGAACTAATAAGAAAATCTCCCAAATACAAAAATTGGAGAAATTATGTTTTTACAAGAGATAATTTTAAATGTATTAAATGTGGTGGTAATAAAGATATTCATCCACACCACATAAAGGAATTCTCCAAATATCCAGAATTAAGATTTGAAGTATCTAATGGGCAAACATTATGTGCTAAGTGTCATGGAGAAATACATCGTTTAAATTTTAATAAATTAGGTAGATACTTAACTTGTTTAATGTGTAAGACAAAATTCAGACCAAAATCAGGAAATTTGCATCAAGAATGTTGCTCTAAGATTTGCGGATATAAGTTAAGAACACAAAGAGGAAGTAAAAAGAAAGGAAGGCACTATCCTCATTTACAACGCAAACCAATAAAAATATGCCAAGTATGTAATAATGAATTTAGAGCAATAGAACATAAAACACGTAAGCAGAAATACTGTTCAAGAAATTGCTGGAACACAAGAAAGGAGAATTTAACAGGTAAGAAAGCCATTAAGTTAAATAGTTAATGTATGGAAAACACAGAAATAATTCAAGTTCCAGTAAAACCGCAAAAAGAAGAAAATAAGTTGAAAAGGGATACAGATAATCGTAGGCAAGAAATATTAAAATTAGTCAAATTAGCCGGATTGGGAAATACAAAACGCAGAGCCAAATCATTAGCCGAACAATATAAAGTAAGTTTTCAAACAATTTATAAAGATATTGATTGGATTATAGGACATTATGAACCAGAAGACTTGCGTAGAGCCAAAATAGATATGCGAATAGGCAGAGAAAGAGCCATACAAGAGGCATTAGAATTAATAAATAGTTCAGAAGGCAAAGAAAAAGCTCAAGCAATACAAACTTTAAATCAAACTCTCAAAATGTACAGAGAAGAACTTGAAGCATGGGGAGAAAAAACTAAAATAGCTGATAAACAAGATGTCAACATTACAGGATACCAATTTGAACTTATTAGGACAGAAAAACCTAAAGTATTATCTAACTGAAAAGCAAGATACCGCATTTGAATATCTGATAGATAAAGAAACAAACGAGATTCTATATGGTGGCGGGGCGGGCGGTGGAAAATCTGTTTTGGGTTGTGTATGGTTAATATATATGTGTCTGGCCTATCCAGGAACAAGATATCTAATGGGTAGAGCAATATTAAAAACACTAAAAGAAAGCACATTACTAACATTTTTTAAGATTTGCAAAGATATTGGTTTAAAAAAAGATATAGATTTTAGATATAATGAAATAGAGGGAGTTATAAGATGGAACAACGAAAGTGAAATTTATCTAAAAGACCTATTTCATTACCCAAGTGATCCAGAATTTGATGAATTGGGCAGTACAGAATATACAGGGGCATTTATAGATGAGGCAAGTCAAGTAAGTCAAAAAGCATATTCGATAGTTATGTCGCGGCTTAGATATAGATTGGATGAATATGGATTGATACCAAAGATATTAACAGCAACAAACCCAACTAAGAACTTTTTATATGCTGAATTTTATAAACCATCAAAAGAAAATACATTACAAAAATATAGGAGATTCATACCAGCATTAGTACAAGACAATCCTTTTATTTCAAAACATTATATAGAAAATTTAAAAAAGTTAGACAGAATAAGTAAAGAAAGATTACTATTTGGCAATTGGGAATATGACGATGATCCGAGTCGATTATTTGATTACGAAAAAATACTTGAAATTTTTACTAAAGGTTACAAACCATTAAATAGAGAAAAAAGATATATGAGTGTAGATGTAGCCAGATTTGGAAATGATAGTACAATTATTATTGTTTGGAGAGATTTATTTATTTATAAGATTTATGAATTTACTAAACAAGGCACAGACACGACCGTAGAAAAAATAAAAGAAATATGTAAAACAGAAGGGGTGCCAATTCATAATGTGATAATAGACGAAGATGGAGTAGGGGGAGGTGTGGTTGATAACCTTAAAGGATGCAAAGGATTTGTTAATAATTCAAAACCGCGACATACTAAAAACCCTATGAAAAATAATTATATAAATATAAAAGCACAGTGTTATTTCATGATAGCCGACAAAGTAAACAATGGGGAGATTGGATGTTGTGAACTCGAAATAGGGCTTAAAAAGAGGCTAATAGAGGAATTTGAGCAAATTAAATGGAAAGATCCTGACAAAGATGGAAAAATAGCTGTAACACCAAAAGAAGAAATTAAGGAGCATTTGGGAAGATCACCTGATGTCGCAGATGCGATCATGATGCGAATGTATTTTGAAACTATTGTAGGCATGTCATATATTGCTGTTTAAAGTATATACACAAATAATTAATATTTAAATATAAAAAGCAATAAATAATTTCATGAAAGGATATATTGCTGTTTCAGATACGCAGAAAAGAATTGCGATAAAAGAACAATTTATAGGAGAAGTTATTGATTCACCAATTAAATTCCCAAAAGAACTGGGGGTAGTTCATCCATTTGATTTTAATATGGTTGAAAAATGGTACAATGGGCACCCATTTGTAAAGGGGGCCATAGATAAGCATGCAGATTTAATTGTTTCCGATTTCAATGTAGATTCAAATGAAAACAAATCTTTAAAGATAATTCAGAATTTTTTAAACAATACAAATTTCTTAGTGTTTTTAAAACAATTTGTAACAAGTGCATTAGTTTATGGAAATGGATTTGCCGAAATAGATGCCAAATCGCAGCAAGTTAGAATACTCGATCCAAAAACAATGTATGTTGTAAGAGATGAGAATGGGAATGTAGTGGGATATAATCAATATCTTGGCGAAGTAAAATTATTTTCAAAAAATAAAAAAAAGGTTATTCCATTTAAAACATCTCAAATAGCTCACCTAAAATATGGAGATTTGAATGGAGATGCATATGCCCTTGGATTGATTTGGCCAAACAGGGTTGCATTGGATTTATTGGCTAAAAATCAAATTGATATGCATAAATTAATAGGTAGAAAAGCAGGAGCACCATATCATGTTAAAGTAGGAATTCCTGGTGAAGCGGCAATTAAGGAAGATATAGACAAAGCTAATGAAAGTTTACAATATATAAATAATAGGACAGAATGGGTTACAGATGCCAATACAGATATAAAATTTTTAGATTTTGGAGATTTGGGTCAGAATTTCAAATCTGTATTAGACCATGACGTAGATCAGTTAATATTTGGATTTCAAATACCGCTTGTTTTGATGGGAGTATCAAATGTAAATGAAGGAATAGCAAAGGTTCAAACGGAAACATTTCAAAGAAGAATAGAAAGTTATCAAGAAATAACAGAACAGGTTATTGAAGAAAAAATATTCAAATCAATATTGCTTGAACAAGGACTTCAAGCAAATATTGAGATAACATGGAATTTGCCAGGAGAATTAGAAATAAATAATAGAATTATACAAATTACTGGGCTACTTGGGGGGACGATAAATATTTCAGAGAATATGCGCAGAATATTAGAAATAGAATTGGCAGACGCATTAAAAATTAAAGATGCAGAAAAATATTTGAATAAACCAGATCCAAAATTAATGAGTTTAGACGATGAAAAAACAAATACGGAAATGAAATCGACAGAAGCAGAAGAAGAATCAAAAATTAAACAGCCAGAAGTTCCAGGAGAAAAACCTGCTGCACAAGAAAGTGCAAGGTTGGATGAATGTTGCTTAGAAGAAATTGTTGAAAATTATTCAATAAAAGAATGGGTGGATTTGAAAGAAATGGCAGGATTTAATTATTCTGATTATTTGGTTAATATATTAAAGATTTTGGCAAAAGATGATTTTAAAGATTTAAAGGCATTAACAGAATTAGATATGCAATTGGGATTGCTAAATGAAAAAGAAATCGAAAAATTAAGAATTATTCTTAATGATGGCTTTAAAAAGAACAAAACCATTCGGCAAATAGAAAAAGATATAAACAGATTTATCAAATTAAAAGATAGATATATAATCAACGAAACTGGAGAAAAGGTTTTAAAATCAAATGCATTGGCTCGTGCAAATGCCATAGCAAGAACAGAAACAGTAAGATTAGCAAATAGAGGATTAATAGAAACATATAAAGATAATCAAATTAAACAAGTAAGATTTTTATCAGCACTATCAGAAAGAACATGTGCCGAATGCGAATCATTAAATGGTAAAGTTTATGAAATAAATGAGGTCCAGAATATTATACCCGTTCATTCAAATTGTAGGTGTACTTGGGTAGGAATTATAGGATAAGGCAAATGAATATAAAAGAACGTCCAAAATGTGTAAATTATGAGAAATGTGGTAGAGAAGCAATATGTTTAATAGGAAATCATTGGGCATGTGGTGAATGTGTCAAGAGGATGCAAGATAAAATAGAGAAATTTAAAGAGGAAATGCTAATTTATGGTTAAGATAATTAATGGAAAACAAAGAATAGTTTCCATGAGAAATATAGGGGATATAGAAGTATTCTCGGATATAGGAGAAAGTGCTATAGATAAAGAAAGTGTTCCAGTAATCGGTGAATGGAAAGATCAATTGTTACATGGAGAAACAAATTCAGGGGGACCACCAAGCAGAGCACAACTAATGTGGGGCGGGCATGTTAATAGATTATGGGGTACGGATGCGCAATTACATGGAATACGATTGCCTAATTTAAATGAAGTTGGAGAAAATGCAGATACAACCCGGCGCAGAAAGAAAGTTCTCATTACAGATAGCACAGAAGGAAATATATAATGTATATATCGAATTTCTTAATATTTAAATACATAATTTATTAAATAAAATTATGCCTATTCCAAAACCAAACAAGGGAGAATCAAAAGACAACTATATTTCAAGATTTATGAGCAGTGAAATAATGAAAAAAGAATATCCAGACGAAAAACAAAGATTGGCAATAGCATATAGTGAATGGAGAAAACACCAAGAATCAAATAAAGAAATGATACTCGAATATTTCGTGCCAATTGCAGAATTTTCAGGACAATTAAAAGAAAATGAAGATTTCTCAATACAAGGAATTGCTATAAATGAAACTACTACATCAAACGGACATAAATTTTTAGCAGAAGAATTAAGATTGGCTGCTCCAACATTAGGGGGTGTTCCTTTGCTCAAAGATCACAATAATTCTGTAGATGCAATAATGGGAAGAGTAACTTATTCTGAATTTAATGAAATGCAAAATAATATTCTATTTAGAGCAAATGTTATGGACGAAACAATGAAAAAAATGATAAAAGACGGAAGGATTAATTCTGTAAG